CTGAGCGCTGTAGTTATTTGTGAATGAATTGGTTACGCTATACACACCGACTGTAAGGCTGACGTCTGTGATAGTTGCTGTGGCAGCATGGGACCTGACACGAAGAGGTAGTGAAGGGCTTGCCTTGAACACGCCCTTTAAATTATGAACCTCGATGATACCTGTCACACCCGAGATAGAAGATGTCAGGATATCAGCATTGGCTACTTCGACGCCCAGGGCATCGAGCTGATACACAACTTCATCTTTGGCGAATACTCCTGACACTGCTGTCAGAGAGAGGTTAGCAGAATAAGGAACACCCATCACAGTCGCAGATGCAGAGGTGTTTACAATAGCAGCCACGTTGGCTCTTACACCAGTATTGCTTGTCAGAAACACTGTATTGGATGTTGCAAAGGATCCGTTATTAGCAACAGAGATTACTAGATAGCCGTTCGAACCTGTTCCTGGCACGTTGGCAAGGATTGTTCCGAAAGCAACGTTAGCGATCGAGTTACCGATGTGAATAGCTTCACCTGCAATAAAGCCGGCTGTGTTAGTAGCCGTATCATATGATACGTTAGCAAGACGCTGTACGGATCTCTCAAAATACTTAAAGTAGTCAGGGAATGCCTTTGTCGTTGCTGTAATGTTGGCTGTTGTTCCACCCGAGGTAGTAATAGTAACTGCAGGGCTCGAAGTAAAGAAGCCGGCACCTGGATTGTTAATGTGAATGTCTGTGATCACACCCGAACCATTAGTGTTCACCGTAGCAGTACAATTTGTATATGCTGAAGTAACAGTGATTGTATCAGAGTTAGAGTAGCCTGTTCCGCCATTGTTGATAACAAGACCAGCAATGGTATTCGATGTAACAACGTTAGATAGGGTCAGCACCTTCGAAGAAACAATGACCTGCGATCTCTTTGCAAGCTCCAGCGCAGCAAAGTCTGCAGTAGGAGCAGATACCGTATAGCCCCAGCCACCATCAACTAGCTCAAAGTCTACAACACCCGTCTCGTTCGTGACGCTAGAGATACGACCTGTGGCTTCTGCACCTCTTGTAGACGTGAATGTGACCAGATCACCGACAGAGAATAGCTTCGACCCGCCAGTGACTGTCAGACCGTTCAGTGATCCTACAACAGTCGGAAGATCATAAAACACTCTGTCGCTCTTGAGGAACTCGGTATTAAGGAATTCACCAGAGACGTTCGAGATGTAAAGAACATAGACGAAGCCGTCCTTGACTCTTCTTTTGATAAACTTTTCTACGAATGCTGTCGCGCCTGACTGTACACCGGTGATCTGTTTACCAACAAGATCGATAGTTCTTGGTGAGTTGGTGATCTCAATATACTGTGGCTTATACCATTGTGAGGCAGAAAGACGCATAAGGTCTTCGCCAGGATAGTATACTGTAGCCGAGGCACCATAGATCAGACGGAAGAACAAGTCGATAGAACGCTCGGTGCCCTTTGATCTATACAAGTCGAACGAGTTCTTGATTAGAAGTCTTTTGTTTGTATTAGTATCAAACTCGATGTTCTTCAGATACTGTTCTTTGAAGTGAACAATAAACTGATCCAGAGTTCTGTCTACGTCTCGAATATCAAATAGCTTACGAGCATAGTAAAGAGGATTCAGCTTGTATTGCTTCTCAATAAATGTATTGCCACCCGAAGATGACTGAACAGTTACATATTCATCACACTGAATGTTACATCTGAACGCATCGAAGTTATCGACACTTACTATAATATTATTTCCCTCTACAGAAACAATCGTTCCCGTAGTGTTGCCCTGAGTTAATGTGTCTCCTGCAACAAACTTGGTATTGGATGAGAGCTCTAGTTGTTGGTGGTTTGATTCTAGCCACTCATAGTAGGCTTCGACAAACGCAACAAAGTCTTCCCCTTCGTCCAAATAGAACGAAGGAAACATTGACTTGACTAGCGGAGATATTTTACTCTGTACGTCTCTCATCTATTATCCGCTCACACCTTGAATTGTAAGAGCAATATCGTCTTCTACGATATTGATAATGTTGTTGTTAATAACCGAAATATCTCTGTTGCGTGGCTCGGCCTTGACCTTGATACCAGCACCTTCGAATGATGCTATATTAAAGTTAGACAGCTGAACCAGGCCTGTATCATAATCGACAGTTCCGATGTTTGTGATTACGTTGCCGCCAGATGATACAATGTTTACTGTTCCTAGACCATCGTCCTGGAGAGTAGCACGCTCGCCCTTATAGATGAATCTCGTCGAGGTGATTGAGTATCCACCCTTTACAACCGACTGTGTTGTATCGAGAGGTGTCTGGAAGTTTACGTCGATTGTATTATTAATACCAATCTGCGGAACAATGATTTTAATTATCTTGACGAAAGTTTCGTTCGAAACAATTGCGGACTGTGCATTATCGATCGCTTCCACAACATTCGAATAGCGGAACACTCTATTAAAGTTATTGAGGTTCGTGTCTGCATATCTTGTAATCGCAGCAGTGACCAATGTTCTGACATCTTCTGTCGACAGCTTGGTAATATTAACGTTATATTTAACTGTTGCAGTAAGGCCAATATATGTGTATTCTGGATTAACGAATATAGGATCGATTGATACAGGGGAGCGAGGCTTAAGGAATCTGTAGTACTGGTCCTTCTTAACTTCCGGAATGCCATCTACTTCCTTGAGGTCGACTGCAACGAATACCTTACCGAACTGAGGAGGATTCAGATCCTCTCCGCCATAGGCAGAAACAGCGTTGACTTCCGAGAAGTTTAGCTTTAGAAGGTTCTCATAGTCTTCTGTCGTAACAGCTCGCTCTTGAGTCGTGAAGTGACGAGGAGCATTATACTTGATCTCTTCAATTGATTCAGAAACCGACCCCTGTGCAGCAGCGCTGTTTGTTGTAATCACAATAGCAGACTCGCCATCGACTGTAGAGTCCGACTTGAATGTATTGCAACCGTTAGGCAGCTGACCATTGGAGATTCTATATTCAACAGAGATTACTGAGTTGTCTTTTGGAGCTCTGCCCGTTACACCATCACCGAATACGATCTCATACGAGTCATTTTCGCATGGCTGAACAAAGAACACTCTTGAGTTCTGATCGATATTGAATAATGAGGTAGCTCTTGTATAGGTAAGAACAGTTGCGCCTACATCCTCGATAATGGTAACGGATACAGAAGAGATGTCGCAGTTCTTATTTGTGAGAATAAATCTCTGTGAAGGATCTGCAGTAAATGTAAAGCTATCATTAACAAAATAGCCTTCATAAAGAGTGATATCTGAACCCAGGAACGAAATAGTATTATTACTATTAATAGTATAGTCAGTCACAATAACACTATCGCCAATAGAGAATGTAAAGTTTCTGTTATTAAATCTAGATGTGAATGTCGTGCCGCGTGGAATAGCAATAGATCTCTTTGCAAGGTCAGAAGAAGTAACAATAATGTTTACATTTGCTTCTGCAGACTTGAATGAACGAGGCGTATAGTTAAGTTCCTTGGCGTGCGACATAACAGAGTCACGGATCTGAGCCGTGTCAAGGAACATTTCTGATCCTACCATGTTAAGATAGAACATATTATGGAACGTATTGTACGACATGATGTCCAGAAGGACGTTCATGTTTGACCCTTCGAAGTCATAGTCCTGGAAACGCGTCTGCGACTTCAGATACTGCTTAAGAGTATTCTTGTGGGTATCGAAATCGATGTTCGACAGGATGATTGATGAATTGGCGGTCATTATCGTACTCTTTGAAGGGTGACACTAACAGTTACAGGGTCTGGTTTATTTATCAACATATAGACAATGGTAACAGAATAACGATTTCTCTCTTCGTCAGGAATAACTTCAACAGCAAGAATCTGAGCTCTCTGCTCATACTCTCTGATAGTTTCTTCAATCATACTGCGAAGAGCATTAGCAGTAAAGTCAGACATCGGCTCGAACAGCAGTGATCTAATACCCGAACCGATCTCTGGCTGATAAAGTCTCTCACCAGGGTTGGTCAGAATAAGGGAACGAATTGATCTTGTGACAGCCTTATCGTTGACAAAGCGCAAGAGAGCACCCGACACAGGATGTGGGTTCATATTGATCAGGAAGTCGGAATAGACCTCCTCCTGATTTGTTAGCTCTGTAAATGCGTCTGCGCGTGTCATTTATTTTACCTTATGCTGGCAATGGTGCGTTTTTAAAATCATCGACCTTCTGCTCAATCGCTGGAAGCGCTTTATCAACTGTCTGAATGAAAGCCTCTGGTGAAGATGTATCAATTCGTAATACTGTCTGACTGGGGTCAGCGATTCCAAGAACTGCAGTCATGCTTTCTTCGATCTGACCAAGAGCCTCGTCTACAACACCCTTGATCTGGTTTTCGATCTCTGTCAGCACCTGATCCTTGATCTCGATAGCACACTGAGGAAGAGTCTCTTTTGCTACTCTGATTGCATCAATTACATTGTAGATAGCTGCCGCCATCTGAATTAGTTTCTTTGTGTATTTAATATGAGCTAACAACTGAGGCGTTATAAGACTCGTAATCAGCTTATTAATCCACGCCACAATCGATGTAGGAGTGGGAGAAGGTGGTCCTGCAACTGGTAGAATGTCCGTCAGTAGCTTTCTCATCTCTTCCTTGATGTCTGCAAACAGATCCCGAACCGAGTCGAGATGCTCATCTACAATAAGAAGGAGGACTTCACAATCAGTATTGTTACGAATCTGATCGGCCAATTCGTTAATGTGCTTTGTATTAACTTCTAGTTCTTTTGCCGAAATTCCCATAATATTTTCCTTAAGATATGTTTACTACAACGCCATTGAGCACTTCTACAACCTTACCGGATGGTGTTGTGAACGTTCCTGATACACCAACAGCAGAAGAGATAGCGCCCTTGACCATAAGACTTCCCTGGGTAATAGTAACACCACCAGGAGCGCCCATCTTGATGCCTTTGCCAGCAGCAATAGTGACATTCTTTTCAGAAACAATATCAATATCGCCCTTGGCGTATACAGACTTTACTCCACCGATAACGTCAATGGAATCAGATTGTGACTTAATGACCATACGACCATCATTATTTATTTCAATATATGCGCCAGAGCTATGGTAGATATTGATCCGAGCATTTTCGGGAGTATCGTCTAACTCGATTACATGCCCACCCCGAGTCGTAATTGTTCTGTTGAAGGGATACTCTGCTGCATATGCAGATGCCGGTTCTGGTCCGAAGGGGTTTCTGGTGAGGATATTCTTTCCTCTGGCAAGCCAGGACAGCGAGTGTCTGCTAGTATCGTTCCCTGGAATAGTAGGAAAGGATCCTAGGATCATTGCATTCTGCTTCTCTTCCCCATCCATATAGAAGCCCACGACTCTGGATCCTACTGCGAGATTAGGAGAATCTCCTACACCATCAACACACGCAGATGTATTAGGCATCAATACATGCGCCCAGTCAATATCACCAGTCTCTACTTCTTCGTCATGCTCATTGAGCACTCGGACTCTTACACGACCTAGCTGCAGAGGATCCTTTACATCTTCTACAAGACCCAAGAACCAACGAAAGCCTTCTTGGCCTAATTGTTGTGTTGTCATACCATAACCTCTTCAATGTCACTCTTAATTAATTCTAGCGCCTGCGTGTACTGAGGACGGTCAGTATTTAATACAATATGTCTTACCTTGGAAACAAGATAGAAACCTGATGTGAATCTCGATGTGCCCTGACCTTCTTTATCATCTGCTCCTGATGGGAAACGGCAACGAATAACATCTCCTACGGAAATATCTGTGTCTCCATAGATATGGATCTGCACAATGTTCTGAGCAATCTTCTGAGCATATGCCTGAGTTCTGGAAATCTTCTCAGCAAGTTCACCCGTAGACTTATCAGATCTCACCGGAATCAGCTTCTGGACCGTTGTTGTTCTGCCGTGATTGCTTGTGAATGTAGAAGGCTTAGATGCGGTTCCTGTGGGAGATGTCGACTTAAATTGGTCTGCGCCGATGTTATCTGTGTATGTAACCTTACGGAAGTCTCCTGTAATCATATCGAACTGCTGGACCTGGTTATTCAGTCCGCCACTCTTGATCTGAGAGATCACATCCCCATACTGCATTTGATTGTATGCAATGATGTTACGCATTGTGACATTCTCTGCACTATCTTTACGAGACATATCAAAGAAGAATAGCTTATCAGTATCATCTTCCTTGAACGCCTGCTCAAACATCTTTTCGATTGTGGTGAAGTGAAAGCCCTTTCTGTTCTCAAAGAAGCAGAAAGAAGACGAAAGGTAGGTAGTGGAAACAGCTCTCTGTCTCAGGTAATCAATCATCTGGAAAGGAGTCAGACGAGTCTGAAGGACCTTTTCCATACCGGCTGTCGCATCAATGAATATAGGCTTCTTTGTTTCCAGATCATTCTCCATAATGTTTTTCACAAACGTGGAGATATTATCGAGACCATTAAGAGTCATTATTGTCTTCGAGTTATTAATCAGCTCAGAAGACACACACGTAATTGTATACGTCAGTCTTTTATTGGATTCATTTACCTGCTTGTTCTCGATCCCTTTCACACGGAAAAGAAACTCTGCAGGCTTTCCCCTGTTCTTCGGAGTCTTGAATGAGAGCTTAATATACTCTCCACCAAGAATAGGAAAGTTCTGCAGAAGGCCAATAGAGTCTGCAATAATAAGCTCTGCGAACATTACAGGACACAGGATACTTTCATACACCTCAAAGCCCACGCACTGTTTCATCAGCGAGTAAGTTCTTTGTTGATCTTCTGAAAGCAATACGATATCTACAAGCTCAACATCCCCTGGCTGAAACTTGGATGGAGATTTGACGTTAAGAGCCTCCGACAGGGCACCTACGACAGCGCCCAGCAACACTTTCTCTACATCATTAAAAAGGTTCTTAATTAAACTCATCTAGCTAGCATGACCCTTCTGAGGTCGCTGTCGGCCTGTGAAGCGAAGCGGACATCGAGTAATTTTATTTGCTTCTTGGCTTCGTTTAGTTCTTGTTCATATTCCAGGAATGTGACAGGGGACCAGAACGAATTATCCTGTGCAGCAAGAGTCTCCTTGAGAGTCGTTACTGTTCCGATAGTAGCAGTCGCCCCTGACTCCTGGCCAGTGACCGTGCCTGAGAGCGTTCCTACCACATGCTGCAACGTAAGAGCGGTGGCTGACACATATGTACAGAACGCATAGTTGGTTCCGTTTACTCTAATCTCTTCGCCTACCTTAAATGTCCCCGTGACAGAAGTAATAGCGGCAGAGACAATCTTATTGGTAGCAACAGTCTCGTCGCGTCTCTTTCTGACATACTTTGCAACATTGAGCACATTATTAAGCACAGGCTCGTAATACTTCTTGTAGGATGATGTAAGAGCGTCGAATTGAGCAACAGTGAGTTCTTGATCAGTGTTATCATACCAATTGGTTCTGAATAACTTAATCTTTCTCTGTGCTAATTCGAATGATCCATACTTGGCCACAATATGAGAGAATAGATCTTCTTCTGATAAAGGAAGATCAAAATATGGATCCACGGTATTATTTGTAAGCCAGATCAACCATGAGTATCCTGGATTATCATAATACAGATTAGATAAATTGTCAATACGGTCTGCTGCATCCATTGTGTATGGATAGAAGGCAGTCTTCTGCTTCCTTACAGAGTCGGATAGTCTTGCTCTGGCAAGAAGGTTCTTTACCAGATTATCGTTATATGTGATTGTGGGGAGCTTGTCGAAGTAGTTCATTTTTGTGTCCCATCCGCTCCAGCTGTTGCATCTGTTGTAGGGTCTTGAGCGTTGGCGTCTGGTGGAACTTCTTCATAGTCAACACCGAAAATACCCTTAACAATCTCTAGAGCACCACCGGAAAAGCCCTTACTATCGACCTTGTCGCCATAGTCATGAGCCATAAAGTATTCAATTTCTTTGAAGTTAATAGAAAGCTGAATGATTGTCGGCTCGTTATTCCAACCTGCAAAGAATGAAGGAGCAGCTCCGGCCGTATAGTTTACGTTGACAGATGCCATAAAGCATCTCTTCATTTTAATAATAGAGTTCTTTGACCAACCATATGCACCGGTGCCATTGTTGTCCCATGGGAAGAAGTTCATTTGGCACAGGAAAGGATAGTCAAGAATGGCAGCTGATTCCCCTGATGAGTTGGCTCTAGGCAGCGCGGCCGCTTTCAGCTGGTTAATAATCGCGCGGATGCGCGCTGAGTCCTTGGCGTTGGTTGGCATAAACGTCCATGTGTATGACATTTCACGAAGAGAAGGACCCTGGAAGGCAACGGATGGGTTGGGGTTAGGAGCCACGCCTGCTGCTTGTTGAATGGCTGAAGTGATAGCTTCAGGATCGATAGCATTATCTAAACCCTTTCCAACCGCCATTGCTCCTAAACCAATTCCCGCATTCCCTGCATTACCTCCCGCATTTGTCAGACCGCCTGCAATTGCCCGCGGCAGCGCTGATAAAGCGGTTCCTGCTTGTCTCAGTCCTTCTGCACCGAGACCGCCACTGAAATCTTTGTTGGCTACATCACCAACTACCTTGAGATCGATGTTGTTATATGAAACAGCGGTGTCGTCTCTCAGCTCCAAAGGAAGCGGAAGACGAATGATCTTCTTGGCCTTATATGTGCCAGGATCGAACGGCTTGGGTCTGTTGTACTCCATGAGGCTCAAAGTACAAAAGTATTTTGCTGTGTTAAGAAAACTATATGCTTCTGTCGTTACGGTCATTAGACGATACCATCCATAATAACAGATGCGTCTCTTTTCTTAGACGCAATCTTTGTAGATGGGTTTACATCGGTAAGATACTGATTAGTATCCTCGACGGCTCTTGATCTTAGCTTCTTGAGATCCGCAGATGCAACTCTGGATGGATCCTTTCCTGCAAGGCCATAG